GATTTATCAATTGGTATTTTTTTGGATATAATATTTTTACCATTAATACCGTGAATAACGGCTGGCATATAATTAAGTTTAACCAAAAATGTTTTTAATATTGGATAAAGTTCTTTTTCTAATTTAAAAAATAGGATTTTTGTTGCTGCGGAAGATTTAAATACATTATAGAAAATAATGATATGGTTTAAAGCAAGACGTAATCTATTAGAATCAAATTCACCAATTTCATTATAATACCTGAACAATTTTTTTAAATATTTAATTTTCAAAAGATCATCGGATAATTCAGAAATGCCATGGCATCGAAAATTAATATACGATTCCATGGCATATTCTAAAAAATTATTGTCAGTTAAATTATCTTTATCAATCATTCACTATTATTTATAGTGGTTGAACTGCGGGCGGATCGGGTACCGGGACAATTTCAACATTCAAATGATATAATGTATTACTCTTTAAAAATTGAATTTTAATCTTCAATCCATGAGGAAATTTATTTAGGTATCCATTATCAATTACATCTCCACCAGGTGCAGGCGAGTGAATATGAGGATTAGCTGTTGTGCGGAATGCGGGAGTAGCAGCATTTAAATTGTTCATCGGAACTAACATTTTTTCAAATGAACCAACCTCACCAAGGAAGTAAGTATTATCAAATGTTAATCCAGTGGACATTTTTAAGCGATCTTTAATTCGTTCTAATTGGTAATATGGATTAAAAGAAGGTGCTTCAACAATACCAACTAACAAACTATTAATATGCCGTAATAAGGCTTCTTGTTCTGGTGTATTCAATCCCACCATCACATTACCAGATGATGGGATTGTAGGATTAGTATTATCTTCTGCCAGAAATTTCTTAAAATTTGTATTTACGTTCATTGTGTATCCTTAATTCACATAGTCTGAATTAGTTGCAGGTGGTGTAAATGTTTCCTGTGGAACATTTCCATTAGCATCAACTAATGAACCACCGACATCTACTAATATTGGTGAAACAATAGAAACTCCACCTGTACCCGAACTATCAATAGTATTACCTTTAATTGTATATTTAAATACTATATTATTAACCAATCCAGTTGCAACACCAGCAGTACCGGCAGATGCAACTCCACCACCTACTGTAAATGCTACTGCAATACCAGAAGTACCAGATGTACCCGGAGTATAATTAACAGGTTTGCTAAATCCAGCAGTCATTGCTAATACACCAGCACTTGTAAAGTGCGTTGCATTTGCAACAACTACACTACTCAAATAAGTTGGACTTGGTGATACAACTACTACAGCACCTGTTTGACCAGAAGTACCTGTTACAGTCGCAGTTGCACCTGTTACCGAATCAGTAATACCTCCAGATCCAAATGTTCCAGCAGTGCCAATAATTGTTATGAAGGTATCATATGAAGTTACTTGTTTAACCGCTACATTTCCAGCACCGTGCGCTTGTGTTACAACGTCATCAACATTGAATTTTCCTGTAATTGTATTAGCATTCAAAATAAGAACTGTAGGAAGAGTTAATGTTGCCGAATTATATGGAGCATATAAACTTTTAATAGTTCCACTATTTAACTGTATCACACCAAGTGTTACTTGTCCTACGGCCGCAGTATCAGCAGCCACTAATTGATATTCAAACATTAAAGTGGCAGTGTTATTACCCCAACCAGTTTCAAGATATGGTGCATGGCGTGTATTACCATTAATTACAACCTCTAAATATGGAGTTCCACCAGTAGTTGTTACAACCACTTGACCATTAAATCTAACGGCAAATTTTAAAGTATTACCAGTATTAAATGATGTTTTTCTATCGAGTATTGCCTCACCAGATGCAGCAATAAATCCTTTGTAAAAAGTAACTTGTTGTACGGATGGTGTTGCAACAATTGCGGGATTAGCATTATATGTATCTACAGACGATGTTCCTCCCCATGCTTTAGAAACAAATGGAACTAAAACTTCATTTGTTACAGGATGATAATATCCTGCTTTACCAATTACTGAATGTTTTGCCCATTCAGGTGCTACGTTTCTTTTCCACAGTGACATAAATTTCTCCTTAAGTAATCTTTTGCATCTTGGTTGGATCTGGTGAAGATATTTTTTCTGGCTCTACCATAGGATTCATGATAATTTTTTCTTTACCTTTTTTGGGTTTATCATCATCTTCTTTTTTATCTTCAGGAAATTCCGGTTCTTTTCCGAAACCACTTGCTTCCAATTCTAATTCTTCTTCATGCATCTTCCATGCGCGAGCGTAAAGGACTTCTTTTCCCTTTTTAGCCCCATATTCTTTTTCAAAACGACCACGATTTGATTTAATCCACTTTTCAATTTTTGGACTTGGTGGGGAAATTTCATGAAGATCTATTCCCGGTGGTAAAGGTTTTTTATTTCCCAAAATCTTTTCAACCTTTTCAACTAAAGATAACGGCAGATCGAAAGTATCTCCAAACATATTAGTCCTCTAAAGTATTTATGATTCCACTGTTTTATAAGTAATTCGATCAAAGAGCCTTACAGTCTGTAATAACTCTTCCATTTCCAATCCAATTATATAACAATCAATTTTAGATTCTGGATTTCTATTCATTAGTGACAATGCCGTATGGTTGCCATCTAATATATAAAGATCAGATGAAATTAAACAAGGTTTATCTTTTGCCCCCTTAGGCATAGACTTCATCCATTCTCTAATTTTGGAAAAATTAATTTCAGTTTGTGCAATACGTAATTCTCTTGCTAATATTTTTATTCGCACAACTGAAATTTTACGCAATGCAAGTAATCGGAAAAATTCTGGATAATCTTTCAATTCAATCTGGGGCATTTGGAATCTTGGAATTTCTAAATACCCCCGCGGAATATTAAGTTTAATAGATTCGGAAATACATTCCCGGATCCTTGCAAGGGTTTTCATTTAATAAGGTAATGTATTAAGAACACATTCCTTCAAAATATCAATAGTTTCATGAAGACCGATTTTGTCCTGAGGATATGCCCGCATTGGATTATTTTCATTTTCCTCATGTTGTACTTTACCACTACGCATCCGTTGTTTTTGTTTCTTGCGGGCAACTGCATCACGCAATGACATATCAGAAGTACCTGGTTTATAAATACCATTTCCTGTAGTATGCGATCCATGCATTCCTAAATGCCCGGCAGCCCGTTCTGCATCTTTTTGATCGGTAAATTCATATGGTAAAAGTTTTTTAGTTGAACGCTCTTTTTCTTCTGCTTTCTTTTTATCGGCACTGCGTTTTTTCTTTTCCCATTTTGCACGATTGTCATCTTGCTTTTTATCACCAGAATTTGTAGTCTCTTGTGATTTTTGGTCTTTTTTATCTTGTGATTGTTTTTGGTTATATTCGGACGGTTGTTCTTCTTTAAGTTCTTTGCGGTCAGGATCCCCTGGAAGTACCGCATCTTCTTTCAAATGTTTAAAGTAAGAAACCTGTTTTTCTCTTTTTTCTGCTCCAGATTTTGATGTATACTCACCGAGATTTTTACCAGTTTTTTTACTTTTAAGTTCAAATTTATTTCCAACTTTCACAATATGTTCTGATAATTCTGGCATTCCATTTAAACCATTTTCAACTGGCTGGCAAACTGGACAAGGTAATAAATGAAAATTATCTTGTGATGGATTATCAATTTCTGCTTGAACCCATAATTGACGAAGTGGTTCTTTCATATTTAAAGATGATACGGCACACCATCCCGTACCTTCACAATTTTTGCATCCATTATGTATGCCAAAAACCACCTCTCTACATTCAGATAATTCAAATTCTTCCTCAAAATATCGTTTTTGTTTCTCTTTTTCTCTCATTTCACAATATGTAGAAAAACTAAATGATGGGGCTGTATGTACATTCTCCATTACCTTTTCTTCATTTGCCGTACGGTCGCCAAAATTGGCGTCTCTTGCTAATTTCATGGTAATCTCCTAATATATGATTCATATATATTTAGGCATTACCTGAAATTAACTATTTTGGATCTAAACCCTCAATTACCCGGCTGTATAATTCCAATTTCTGATCGAAAGATCCCGCAACAAGCGGAACTAACAGGAATAACACAAATGTCTAACACTACCTGAACAATGAAGACTAACAGCGCACCTTTACAAACATGTCATTCCCACGAAATACGTCAAAATATCTTTTACCGTAATTGATAATCACCTTGGTACAGCCACAACTGACTGTGGGAAAAATGTTAGTAAAGAAGTCTTTTTCAACATCCGGTAGTACCCGTGCGAAGTTGTCGAAGTAAATGGTGCTATAAGAGCACCCGCGCAAGGACGTGTAGTACGGTGCCAGAGCGTCGATAATGCTACCATTGGAAAGTTCCAAGCGCTTCTTGTTCTTCGCTACCACTTCCATCTTGAGATAGTCCGGTAGAGTCGCCAAATAACCTACTATCCAACCAAGAACATCTTCCGCTCGTCTTTGAGTAGGAGACAAAATCGCAATCCGTTGATGTGGTTTGAAATTGGCTTCCCACAGGATATAGAACAGCCCAGTGAGTTCATCTATGTCGCAAACCGTGAAGCGGTTCTCATGAATGGTGTCAAGAGCTTCTTCATCATATGGTGTGCCTTCCATGAAAAATTCCATCCAGTACGCCGGTCCTTCCATTGCGTACTGAAACTCTTCAATTTGTTCCGGTGTAAAGATTGTAGATGGCATTGTATTTATCCTTTCATTCCCTCAATTACCCGGCTGTATAATTCCAATTTCTGATCGAAAGATCCCGCAACAAGCGAACTAAATAATTCAAAATTTCCAACCTTTGCAGCATCACGGGCCCGAGTAGAACTTACACGCGCCCGAGGAGAACTCGGAAAATCCGAAAATCTTTCTTCACCAAATATAATATATTCGATTTCCTTTATATTAGGAAAACATTTTTCTGGATCTGGATGATTTATATATTTTTTAAAATTATCAAAACTTTTTTCATCCGACCCCGTTAAAATAATAACCTTTTCATATCCAAGTTTTCCCAAATAAAAAAGTGCATCATATGGATTTTTAATATCATTAAGTTGATAAAAATAAATAGAAGAACCTACACATTTTTCCAAATATGTCAATCTATAATTAAACGTGAGTGGATTTTTTTTATTATCAGTTTTAGGAGAAACAAAAACCAACCAGTCGCATCGATTTACAAATGCGTACCAATTCATACACATAAACAAATCCAAATGTGCTTCTGTTGGAGTTTGAAATCTTCCAAATGTCATTACAATTGTTTTCATTATTCACTCCATTATGGAGTTCTCTCAACAATAACCTGGCCCCAATAAGATCCATATACAAACGGACCTCCTAATACAATTCTATATTCTTTATTCAATTCTTCATTTACATTATTTTCTAATTGATAAATAGAACTTCCGACTACAATTTTATAATTTGAATCACTCATTTCTATTTGCCTCCCAAAATTATGTTCATTCACTCCACCTCTCAAAATTGGCACGAGAAAAAATAAAACGATCTACTAATTTAACAGTATATCCTAATGATGTGGCCACATATCCTTCATGGCCGCAACCTCTACCATCTGGTAAATAAATTGCAATATCCTTTACAGATATGGTATCTAATACATTGATCAATGTATTTTTCAAACGCACAAGATCCAAATAATATGCAATGATATACTCAAAATCTTTTGGACCTACAACACGATCAAACCCATTTAAATATACATCATAGTCCCATGCAGCATTTTCTTTGCCTCTTTGAGTTTTTAATTTGGAAATATGTTGCTCGAACAAGGAATTTTGATATTCAATAAAATCAAAAGATGAATATGTAATATTATTTTTCTTAATACAATAGTTAATATATTGCTGGAAATATACTCGCGTCTGCAAATACTTTAATGCAGGAACCAATTGTAATAATTTTAAGGCTTGCTCTCTCATTTTAGGAATAATTCCCAAGTTAAAATTTAAATTTTTTGGAGAATATACTTTCGGATCAAATGCATATATCTGTTCAGATTTTAAATAATCTGGATTTATTGCACCAACATGTGCTTCCATATTCTCTAAAGTAGTTCCAGTATATGTGGTATGAAATACACAACCAATATCAGAATGCAAAACATTATTATATATTTTAGATGTATTTGGAATTACGTATACCAATGTATTAGGTTGAAACTTACATTCATCTTCATCTCCTAATTGTTCATCTTTCATCCACAATAAATCACCCTGCAATACATGTGGAAAATCAATATACCAGAATTTATCATAAAGTTCCATTAATACGGCTTGTAATTTTTTATTGTCCGGATAATTCTCCATAATATCTGCATGACAATAATTTACTTTTTTACCAGAAAATACACTTTTAGTACCAACAAAAAATCTATTATTTTCTGGATTTTTACCGACTACAAAGGCAGGACAGCCATCCCATTTTACAGAGACAGTTGTATTAGTTGGAATTCCAGTAAGGAAATTATATACTTGTTCCAAAATATTCAACGGAACAAAAGGATTCGCTTCTGTAATTAATAAATCTTCCGCGTGTAGCAAATGATCATTTTTCATAACAACCCATCATAACATCAATCAAGTGGAATGTCAAGATTCTTTTTCATTATCCTCAAATATCGTTTCAGGATGTCTAATAAATCTCATGGTCAATCTTTCATTTTCAACTTCATGGCGAGCATTAGGACCCAATATAATTACACCACTTGGAGGCATCACCTTAAATTTACAAGCAGCATGTGGCCGCAATCCCCTAATACCAATTGCTTTTACTTTACGGGTTTTATCGTTTGCAATCCATATATATGGATATAAATCTTCAGGTATTTCATATAACCTTTGGATAATATATGTACAATTAATATTTAATGTATTTTCGTTATCTTTGTCCCAATCAAAATCTGCCAGTATAAAATTTTTCTTAATAATCGCACCATGATGATTAATAATATCATCACCAAAACAAACGGACAAAACTTCTTGTGGTGTTGCTCGTAATGCAAAAGTTTTAGTTAATGTCCAATAATGAAGTGTTTTGTCATTTTTAATTTCAACTTGCTTTCTTAATTGAGATTGTTTTTGTTTAAACATCCACTTGATTAATTTCATTGCCTGTTTGCCCCAAAAAACATCAACAGATTCCCAGAAACCAGAAGTATCTTCTTTAACTGATAACGGAATATTTCCTTTATCGGTTATGATATGTACGTCTGCTTTATTTCTAATTCTTTCACCGGATTCATTTTTCTGCTGTGTTTCTTTTCCTCCATGTATAATTCCAGTTACATTTTTAATTGCA